CACCGCCTTGTACCCCACGCCGTCGAACTGGACCAGCGCAATCAGCCGGCCCCAGGCATCCCGGATTAAATCGGCGAATTTCTGCACGCCATCGACCGTCACGCGCACGGCGTCGCCTTCGCGCACGTGGACAAGCACCTGCGTCACCTTGCCCACCGGCCACGGGAAGTCCGGCGACTGCGCGCGAAGCCGGTCGAAGTCGATGCAGGACACCTGGATCAGATCGATGTTGGCCGTAAGGTTTCGGTCGTCCTTGCCGCAGATAGTGGGACCCGGCGCTGGTTTTTCGATCTCCTCTGCGCGCAGCGCGACGGCCAGCGCAATCACCGCCGCCAGGGCAATGCCTTTCAAGGTATTCATGGCTACTTCTTTTCCTCTTTCGCGGGGGCGGCCGGTTTGGGACGCAGCATTACGACGTAGCGCGGCTGCTGCTCGTTCGGCGGCAACACGTTGCAGTCCTGAGCGGCCCCGCCGCCCAGCTCGCGGCATTTGCCGTCAATGACGCCCTGGAGCTGGGTCTGGAGATCCCGCTCCTGTATTTTGGTCAGTTGCAGTTGCGCCTGAATCTTCTCGACCGTCAATTGCTGGACTTCGGACAGAGGAGCCTGTTTTGTCTCCACCGGTTTCGGTTGCGCGGGCGGGGTTTTGGGCGCTTCGGCCGCCCCGGCCATGCCCATGGCCAGGAGTGCGAGTAGGGTACGCATAAATTGAGAATTTTAAGGAGTCTAGCGGCGCATAACGCCGCCGTTACTGTTTCCGCGCGTGGCGGATCAGATAGCCGGGTGTTTTCGCACACTCGCAAAGCGCCCGCGCGGGAGAGGGCACGCGGGGAGGTTTATAATTGAGGCATGACCGTCAAGGAGTTGATCGAAAGATTGCAGGCGATGCCGCCCGATGCCCCGGTGTTTGTCGCGCAAGGTGAATACCCTGACGAGGAAGCCGTTGAGGTCGTGTTACTTGGCGGTGCCACGGTGGCGATCTATTAACAGGTGCCGCCGGTCATAATGCCTGCCGAAAATGTCAGCGTGCAATCACTGGCACCGCCCGACGCGCGAACTGTTTTCGTGCCGCTAAATGCCGTCCCGCTGGGCGGCGTCATCGTGCCGGTGAACGAAATATCTCCAGTCCACAGCTTGCGAAATGGGGTAGTTGCCGCCCCTAAATCGGCGGTCGTCACGCCGCTGGCGGGCTTGACTCGTCCGTAAGTGGTGAACGTCTCCGAGTGGATATTGTTCAGGTAATTTGTGCCGTTGCCGACAATGTAGACGTTGGCGGAAGTGAACAGTAAATCGCCTGTGATATTGCCGTTCAACACAAGCGCCGTTGAGCCATTGAATGTCTGCGTTTGCGTGAAAGTCTGCGCGATGTCGGTACCGGCGATGGTGTACGAATTGTTTTGAGGCGTCAGCGTGCGAGTAGTCCCGGTCGTGAAACCGTCCACCTCAAAGCGCACTATCTTCGTCGCGTCGCTGGAGCCCTTAGCGATGCCAGTGGTGTCCACCACGGGAAGCCCGCCGCTCGCCGCTTGCCAGCTCCCTGCGCCGCCCGTACTGGTGGCGGTCCAGACATAGCCGACAGTGGCCGCGCCCGTGTTGATTGTAAGTGCGGTCGTAGTCAGCCCGGAAAAGTCAGAGTTTGCGCCCCACACGACAACCGGATAAGAGGAGTCCCCTAATTGGTTGGCATAAACCTTATCCCAGTTCAGAAGTTGCGTTCCCATGCTGCGCCCGCCGTCTGTATCTGGGAGGAGGTCCGTGTACCAAGTCGTACGGGACACCGCTACACCGCTGGCGATGCGCTCAGATTTGAACACGTTAGACCCGGCATTGTCGCGCAGGTAGAAGTACGAGTTCTGCCCGGCGCCAACGCCACTCATAACCACGTTCAGATCCCAATAAGATGCGCCCGTGCTGCTGCCGGTATTGTCGAAGAGTTGGAGCTTGCGCGTTTGAAGGTAGTCGCCCGTGCCGCCGGCGAGAGCCGTGTCGACGATCTTTCCGTAGATGCCGCGCACGCGGAGAGGCGTGGTCAAGTTGCCAATATCGTAGGTGTCCGTGACGGCTGGCGTTATCATCCCGGCGGAGGTGAAACTCCACCGGTCCGCGCTGTCCGTCATGATCGTGAGCGAGGCGCTGCTGTCACGTCCAATCTTCGGCGTGACCATGGAAGTTGCGGCATAGATCGACCGTGGCGAGTTCGCCGACAGCCCTGCGCCGATGTCGGAGGTGTTATTGGCCCCGGCGTACAGATGGCCCGTGATTGGGATGCTCCACCGGACCGTGCCGTTGGTTTCGAGCGAAAGCGTTTGAGCGTCGTTGGTCCCGATGGTCAGCGTTGCCCCGGTGGTGTTGCCGCCGTTGATAATGCAAGCGGCCCAGCCCCACTGGCCAGAGCCGTCGGTTTGAAGGCATTGGCCGGGCAGGCCGTCGGCGATGGGGGCGATGGCGGATACATCGGCCGACATGGCGCCCGCGCGCAATTTAAACCAGTTGGTGCCAGATGCGCGGGGCTCTTGCAGCCAGAGGGCGCCAGCGGCGCTACCGGATGACTGGGCCACCTTGTAGGGCGTGGTGGCTTGCCCGTATGCGGCCAGAGACGCGAGAATAATTAGGAGTTGTCGCATTATGCTTGGTTGTTGACGGCTTGACCGCAGAACCACCACAGGCCATCGGATCGGCCTACGAATGGGAAGCAAAACGTAATTCCGGGAGCGGCCGGAATATTAGTGTTGGGCACAGTGGCAAACCAGTCGGTATGAAATGACACCGTATAGGGTGAAGCACCTGTTTCCCCGAAAACATAGAGGGTAGCACCGGGCGTGGCCGCTTGCGTCGGCGTGATCGTGGTATTGGCTGCAAGTACTCCAACTTCGTGCAAATACACGCCCGCGCCGCTCGTTCTCGTCACTTGCGCCCCGCTACCAGACACGCCTCCGCCAGCGGTGGACGCGCGGAGGATGTCAGTGTAGGTGCGGAGGAGTGGGCCTTTAACGGCTTCAATGCGCCCTGTCCACTGGTAATCGGCGGAGTCTACCGCGGCTTCCATGTGGGAAAGCGACACGGAACGCACAAGAAAATTCCCCGTCGTTCCGTACCCCGCGCGAGTGAACGACAGCACGTCGCCAGGGCGAACCGTGAGAATGTCCGGTTCCTTGAAATCGTTGGTTTCAGCGTTCAGAACCCACGTCAGTTCCTTATGCGCGTCCAAGTAGGCTTGCGCGGCCGTGGTGGCGTCCGAACGGGTAAGCTGGCCTTCTATCTCAATCAGCTTGTGATAAATCCCGCTGTTGCCCTCTGCCGTGGCGCGCGCGCTAATCTCGCCTGTATCGGAGACGCCGACATAGATTAGATCGATGCCCACGTAAGTGACTTCGAGCACCACGGCAAGCGCTAGCGCGGTATCGCCGTCGTCTTGCCTGATCTCCGCGCTTCCGGCCTGCCAATACCAATCTTTTCCGGTGTCTACACCCAGCACGCCAACGGTCGCATCGACGCCCGCCACGCGCACGGTAGGCGCTTGCGCGATGGGATAGTCAACGCTGAATGACTTCGTGGCGCCGTCGCCCGCGAAGGCTTGCATTTCCGGGTCACGCAGGGATTGCCCGACGCGAGCGGTAACCGTGTTGCAGTAGTCTTCGCGCGTGGCGCGGACTGATAACGAGGTTACGTTGGTTCCGTCCGTAAGGGCGAATGGGGCATCCGGCGATGCGGACGGCGTAAAAAAATGCAGCCGGTTTAGCTCGTCCACGTACCAGCGCATTCCGGCGATTTCGGCCAGGGCGTCAAAGGCTTCCTTGACGGTCGAATAATCCACCGCAAACCGGTCAAGCGTAGGCCCGGTTTCTACTAGTGAAACGTCGGTCAGATCGCCGGAAAGCGAGTTGCTGACGATATCGGAAACGATGTACAGCACTGTCTTTCCGGTCCACTCGTACAGCCCGGCCAGCCGGCGCGTGGTCGCGTAGTTTAGGTCAGTGGCGGTGATTCGGCATTCGTTAGCCGTCGTGTGATCCCGGCGCGTGGTGGTAACTTCCTGTGCCGTGCCGAAAAACTGGACGTCGCTGTTTTGGTCTTGGATTTCGATGATATTCCCGACAGCCGGAACTACTGAACCGGTGGCGTCGGTGGTGGTCACTTCGCACGTCGCCGGCTCACCGAGCGTGCGGGTAAGCGAGATAGACGCGGGGGCCGTTACGCTGTTGCGCAGCGTGGAGGCGATTAAAACCGAAATACCCACTAGATACCCCGCGCCTTCAAAAACCGCGCAAGGCGGTCAGCAAAGTCACCCATCTGGGCGTCGCTCATGAGGTAAGCCCCGGCCATGGACACAGTGACCGTTCCGCCGCCACCGCCGAACCCGCCAGCGGTTTCCATGCGGATAAGGGATTGCCAAATAGATTCCAGATACGGCCAATATTGGTTTGCTTTTTCGAGCGTGTGCAGTAAGTGGATAGACGCGGCTGCCGTATTGCGCTCCACCTGATTCATCGTTCCTTCCATGCGCGCGTTCTGGAAGTTTCCGACGATTCCGGAAATGAGACTGCCGACAGACGCCACGGCTGTTACCATGCCGGACAGTCCGCCGATTGCGGATGTGACGCCGCCGAGCCCACCTGTTTTAGCCGCGGCCCCGCCAAGGTCGCCCATGCCGCCTGTAGCGGACTTAATAACGCCCGTGCCGCCACCAAAGACGGTGCCAAAAATCCCGCCGACATCTAGCAGCTTTTTCGACAGCTTCGACAGCGCGCCTTCGATCAGTTCGCGCGTGATGGCCTGCCCGGCCTGCTTGGCAACTTTCTGCATCATGTCGCCGAATTTGCCGCCCTCAAAGATGATCCCGGCGATACCGCGGCTGAGGTCAGTGACGATTGTGGAGACTTGCTGGAGGGCTTTGGTTTGGGCCTTGCCGCTGATAGTAGCCGCGCGCCCGGTGCCTTCGATGGCTTCCTTGAGCTTTTGCTCGGCTTCGATGACCATATTGCCAGATACATTGGAATCGCCGCGCCGGTTGGCTTCACGCAGTAAATCGGCGTTGCGCTGAAGGTCGGCGATGCGCTTAGCGCGCGCCGATTCCGTCTCGATTCCAAGTTGTTTCGCTGCGTCTTCTGCGCTCCATGTGGTCGGCAGCGTGGGGAATCCGAGCGGAGTAGCCGTTCCCATCGCGCGCACGTTGTCATTTGCGACGAGTTTTTCTTGCTCTGCAATAGCTCGCTTTAGCGAGTCCGCATACTCATTTGAGCGGCGCGCCAGTCCCTCGAAAGCGCTGGAATTTAACTCCAGTTTTTTGCCCAGCCCGTCGCTTGCATGGATAAAATCAAACACCGCGTCTTTGGCAAGTCCAACGCCAGCCTTTACTCGCTCCAGTCCTTCCACGTACACCAGAGAGCTTTTAGAAATCACGGAAGACGCAACTTCTCCGTAACCTTTCGAGAAATCCATTACGGCTGTGCGCGCGGCAATACTTGACACCTTAATCGTGTTTGATGCCTTCTCGACCGTATCGCCTAGTTTTTTAACTTCGGTCGTTGCCTTCCCAGCATACTGGGCCATGATCTGAAACGTCGAAGGCACGCCCGCAAGCCCGCCCGCCGTCGAAATAAGTGCGCGCAGAGATGTTTCCATTTCGCGCGACCTGCCAGTCACGGCAGTAAACGCGGCGTTATTCAGGTTGCTCGGGTCGAGTTCCTTTTTGATGTCGCCGAAATCACGCACCGCGGACGTCGTGATAACGGAAATCGGAATCAGAATGGGGTGCGCGCGCGCATATGCCGCCGCGCTGGCGATCACGCCGCCCAGCTTGCCGAGATTGCCCAGTAACGTAGCCACGGGGCCGGCCGCCAATGTCAGCGCGCCGACGGCCAGCGCGACATCCTTGATTGGCCCCGGCATCGCCAAAAATGCGTCAACGCCATCGGCCGCTGCGGTTACCAGTTTTTCCACTTCCGGCAGTGCTTTGTTAACGGCCGGCAGGAGTTTCTGCCCAACACGCTCGGCCGCTTGCGTTACCGCATCGCTGAAGTTCTCAAAACTATTCTTCGTCCCGCCCGTAACCTGCTTCAGTTTTTCGAGTTGCGCGACGACCTTGGTAACAAACTCTTCCGCGCCAATACCGGCCTTTTGCAGTACCTCGGTGTCCGCAGTCCCAAACGCATCCTTGATGGCCACGCGGATCTGCGGCACGCGCTCCGCAAGTTGGTTGATTTCCTCCGCGCTGATCTTGCCTTTGCTGGCGATTTGAGACAACGCCAACGTCACGCCGTCCAGCTCGGCTTTCCCTTTGCCGACAGTGGCGAGCGCGTTTCCAAAAGCCTTCAATGACCGCTCGGCAAGTTGCGCGGAGAATCCGGCCGCCTGTAGGGACGTACTGCCCTGAATGGCTTCCTTGAACCCGAGGCCCGGCAGCTTCGCTACTTCTTTCAGGCGCGCAAGTTGGGTTTCGAGGGAACCGGATTCCTTGGTGACGGCGCCCAGGCCATTCTTCAGCGCTTCCATATCGGCCGCGGTCTTGACGACAGCTACACCCAAGGCCGCGGCTGGCGCGGTCATGCCCAGCGTCATAGCCGAACCAACAGACAACAGTTTCGCGCCAAGGCTTTCGACGCTGCGCGAGGCGGCGTTAACTTTGCCCGTGGTGGCGGCCGTCGCAGCCTCAACCTGCGACATAGCAGATTTGAAGCTGGTGGCGTCGCCGGTAATCCGATATGTGATGTCGTTGGCCATTATTTGATTCGGTTGATTGTGCCCACGGCTTTCGCGTAGGCGGAGGTGAGGAGGCGTGCGACGGTGGAACGGGTGGAAAAGATAGCCGAGCGGAAAAATCGGCCAGGTTTAATGCGACGGTCGGCGCGGCCACGCTCAAACAGGGCAGCGAGCGACATAGATAGCCCGCGCGCGGCCACTGTGCCGCCTTTACGGCGCGTTGCACCCTTGCCCCATGCGATAAATAGGCTAGGGTCTTTCGCTTGCGTGGAAAGCCCGGTGCGCATCCCCACCAGCACGGCACGCTTTCGCTTGTCGTCGGTTGCGGCGCGAAAGTCGGAAAAGGCGAATATGGCTGGCTTGTCGCCGGAATACAGCCGCTTGGGGGCACCGACCGATGCCGCGCCAGCGCGGGCTTTATTGCGCACAATCAGCGCCGCCGCGCGGAACCCGTCTTGCACCTCAGCGCGGGCGTTTTCCCATGCGGCCCCAACGCGCTTACCGCCAGGGTCCACTACTTCAGCTATGGCGCGGAACGCGGCTTTTGCCTCTCGCAGCCGCGTCGCGTCGAATTTTGCGCCCCAGTTTTTCGCCATCGTCTAAGCCTGCCCCGTTCGCCTCGCCAGCAATCGTGAATAGGTCCGCTAATTGCCCCGGCGTTAGATCCCAAAACTCTTCGCTGCTTATTCCGATGTGGACACGAGCGCTGGCCCAGAGTCGGCGCCAGAACTCGCGTCTGTCGTAGGGCGGGCGGGCTCCTCTTCGAGCTTCATAATACGGCGGATAGCGGGCGCGAGTTCGTGAACTTGCTTTACCACTAAATCGCTGTAGAAGTCGGATTTCTCGCCGGTCACTGCGTCCATGCACTCAACTAGCGGCACTGCGGATGCGGGGAATTTTTGGCGCAGAATGGCATACAGTAGCACGCCGTTCTGGTAGAAGGCGGGCTTCGTGAATAGCGAGCCGGGACCGCCTTCCAGGATGTTGATGTCCAGCTCGCCAGCGGCCAGCGCGAGGCAGCCGTTAGTGAGCTGGAGGGAGTATGCCTTACCCCGCCACGGCACAAGCGTCGCGGGGGTTACGGGGTCAATCATTGCGTCTTTCCTTCGATGCCGCTAATTACGGCGTATCGGTGATTTCGGTCGTGAGTTTGACGGTCACGTTGTACATGTGGGCGCCGTCGTTGTCGTAGGCTGGCAACATGTTCTTCACGTAGCCGCTGAACGTCTTCGTGTCCGCGCCCGCGTCAGCTTCCACGATGCTCATAGCGACCGCCGAGTAGCTGGAGGCGTTGTAGGCGGCCAGCATCGCCTGTTGACCGGCGTCAGTCGGGTCCCAGTACATCGGGAACGACATTTCTTTCGCGGAACGGCGCCCGCCAATGAACACTTCGGTTTCATCGGCGATGGAGGTTACGTTGATGTCCGTTTTGTCGCCACCGCTGAAGCTGATCGTGCCAACGCCAGGAATGGTCGTCAGCGTGGCCGAGACAGTGTATTTGAATAGCGTTCCGGCAACTGCCGTAAATGTAGCCATGGTGGGGCTCCTTCTGCCTCACGGCAGTAGTTGAAGTGGTTGGGGGCCTTATATCCCCCTCGCCGGGTGTCTCACGACATGCCGGAAAACTAAGTGATGATACTCAACGTCTGC